CAAACCTTCCTCAAAACGGCAGAACAGATTTTGGCCATAATGCAGTTCCCTTCAGGATCGCCGACAGTCAGAGCACTAGGGCACTATGTAAAACAACCAAGATTGATAGAGAACAGTTGTTACCTTCATCCTAATCCTACCTTCATTGATGCAACATTTGATGAAACATTAGGCTATGTCTTAGGGCATCTATCATCGAATGGTCCTTACACGTTAAAACCTCATGTTTTCATCCGGAATGTCAATAGAAACCCTCACGTAGATCTAATGCTGAGACAACGTGCACATGATATGGGTGCTCCAGACGGCGTAGATGGTCAAGTCATAGCTTGTCGAGAAATAGTTATTAACTCCTTAGCTAGGTATTATAGGAGTTCAACTCTTGATTCCCTACTAGAATCTGATATCACCGATGTCGTCGATGCTTTAGTTTCGACTAAACCTGGGCTGTACGCTAACGCTAGGATTGCCGATCCAAAGAAACTCTTGAACCATTTCCTTAAAAGGGGTAATTATTCCGCCGGTATACCGTTCATAGGGATAACTAAAGATGAACCCACAATCAAGAAAAGAAAAGATCTTAAGAAGGAGAAGTGGCTAAAACCGATAGCTTTAATAGGTCTAGATCCTTATATAACAGGTAAATGGTACCCAGGCTTAGCCCATGCTTTTACCAAAAGTCAGGTAGTGGAACGCGAAAAGCTGGTCAATAATCCTGCAAAAGTACGAACTGTAGTTGCGACTAGTGTTGTTAATAACATCCAGCAAGGTGTTTTGCATTTCGATATCAATAACCGTCATGCACCACATTCCGGTCCATCCAAAGTTGGTATAACTTTGAATGGCAGAGCATTAGGCGCCGTATTCGAAGAGCTCTCTATGTATAAGCATGCAACATCGTTAGATGCGACCGCTTTCGATTCAACCTTAAGCAATACTGTGTTTCAGATGGAAGCGGCAGTTCGAAAATACGGTTATAAAGACCATATAATGTCAGATATCATAAACAAGCATATTGATTGTGCGATGAAACAAACTCAAACAGGTTATATCGTTAATCTCGTAAAAGAGACTTGGGAAGAAGTCTGTAAAAATGCCGAAGGTGAGTGCAAGACGATGTTCAATCTATTAAGTCCGGAATTACAGAAAGAGTACGAGAACAAATACAAGGAATTTTCCGAAGAATATGATTGTGCACCAGGAGGCGTTATCCATAAACAGAAAGGCGGTTGCACAGGAGATAGCAATACGACATTCACCAACACAATAGGTCTTGAGGTTGTCTTGATTTATTCGGTTTGTAAAGCCCAAAAGATTAAACCCTCAACTTTCTTTAGTAAATATTATCTTGCCAATACAGGTGACGACAATGTTTTAGGTCATAATGATCAAATCGATTTTAACAAAGTATTTCAAATAGCAAGAAAGACATTCGGGGTTGAATTCCGAATTGAATCGAGTTCTGATCATATATTAGGCCAAACATTCCTAGGCAAGATTCCGGTCGAAGGGACAAAATACCTTAATGATTTCATGTTAACAGGTCTGGAACCACCCAAGTTCGCTGTGATTCATGAAAGAAAGAAATTATTAATGCGTTATGCGAACTTTAAAGCAGATGCTCAAAAGAATTTCAAGAAAGTTAAGACCGAGATTTACTTAATTCAAAAGGGTATAGGTTATCTTAACTTGACCGCACACCAACCAGAGATCTATGAGTTGATCAAGGACGATCTACTTAAAACTATGGAGAAGGTGAGTCCGAAGTTTCGCAACAAAGGGAAGCTGAAATTACCATCTTACCATAAAGTGTTAAAAGATTGGTATAAACTTGGTTCTTTAGAAACACTAGGTGAGGTCAATATGCTTCAATTTACATCAAATAATTTCGTTAGAACCGAAATCGCACTTGATCGACTCGCTCGATTCTGTTCAAATATGATGGACCTTTTTCCCTCTGAATTAGCTGAAATCCGTGATGTAGAAACAGACGATATGCCTATAAGTGACGGAGTTTTCGAAAGTCACGCATGGCATGTTTTCGTTGCAGAAAATCAAAGACCACCAACTATAAGCGAACTTAAAGCAGTACTACGAGTGTCCCCATATGCATCTTTGTGTAATGTAGAACATTGGTACAACACCGAAGGTTGTGGTTTGCCAATTGAGGGGGAGCTCTTCGAAAACAATCTGAATTATAGTGTTGCCAAGCACTGGTATTACACCAGTACTTACTTCTTCGCTCATAATGTAGTAAGTAAAATCGGACGTTTTCCTTTTGGTAATGTCGCTTTAGAAGTGTTAAACTTGTCGACTTACAAAAGCAGTAAATTTGCTCATACAATGAACCATTTGCATTATGTAGGAACTGGACGTAGTAATTCCGTCATAGCAAGATTTGCAGGAAGAGATTGTTATAAGTATGTCAAAAGATTTAGTTGCTTTGTAACATCAAAAGTTCGATTACCTACATGTACGGGTTGGTTGCCTTGGTACGCAACAAATAATAGTGTAGCTAAAGCGTTAGATTATATCTGTAACTTCACAAATGTACGTGTGAGCCATAGATTTGATCGTGCTCAAAGTGAAGTAGACTTGTCAAATGAATGGGCAAATATAGCGTCTCAATGTTTAGACGCGTTAGAAGGCGGAAGGACCGTTACTGTTAGTGCACCAACTGGTAGCGGTAAAACTAGATACCTACCAGGGATGGTCCTAAGCTTGTCACAAAAGCCTGTTATTGTCATCCAACCAAGACGACTGTTGTGTGAACAATTTGCTTCGTATAACAAATGTTCGTATGTTAGAAAAGGAGAAAGACAAAACACCAGCCTTGCCACTTGTACCTATGGTTATCTCGCAGCCTTAGAAGCTTGCGGTAAATTAAGGGAGTTTGTGGAAGGAAAAGTGTTGATTTTCGACGAAGCTCATGAAATATCTTTAGAATGGACTTATATACGGGACTGTTTCTTAAAGGAATTCCCTAGTATATTGCTGACGGCAACTCCAACAAAAGATATGATGATGTACACACACTTGAAGGTAGATGTTGAAACACCGTTCAAGATCAAGAAAAAGAAAGTTTTGGACGCGAAGCTAGATCAATTGGTCGAAGGATGTATCAAGAAATACAAAAGGATTTTAATCATCCATCCAACTAAACGCTTTGTTAACGAGTACGCAAGAAAGAATAAAAGGTTAGGTTTCACTGCTTTAACAGCTGACCAAAGAGTGGTCCCAGAAAGTGGCCACATAGTAGCAACCAGTATAGTGGATGCAGGCATAACAATACCCGACTTAGATTGCGTCATTGATTGTGGTTTACGTATAGTTAATAACAAAGGTAGCTTATTGTTAGTACCTATTGACACTGCCACGTCACTGCAAAGGATGGGTAGAACGGGGCGGACAACAGATGGTGCATACTTCCTGATGACTGAAACTGTTGATAAGAGTTATACACCTGCTCCAGACGTATTATCTATTCTAAGCGAAACAGAAATGAGTAAACATTTTCGTATAAACAACGCTCTAGATAAACCGAAAAATCCATTTTTAAATGGGGACAATTTCGCTTACCTGGCTATTAAGCTCACAAGTGATATTGAAAAATCGAGTGTTAGTTTATACCACAAACTAGTAATAAAATACGGTCAGAAAAATGCTCTATCAGTCTATAAGAAAGTTAAGACTGGAACATGTTCTGATGAGGATTATTACTTGTTTGAAATTTCGCTGTGTGTTTCCGGGTGCCTCATACCCGAGACGCACATAGTTAATTTATATAACAATAACAGACCATATTACATGATTAATGGTGTTGTTGTTAGTGACAACTTTAGCGTATATGAAAATACTTTAGTTGTCAAAGAATTAGACCATTTTTCCCAC